CGCCCTTCGGCGGTCGAGGTCTCGGCGAGATCGTAGGTCATGAGGGCGTCTCGATCAGGCTGGCCGCAAACTCGGACCGATTGCCAAAGTGCTCCAGTTCGATCCGGTCGGTATCGAGCCGAACCTTGGTGAGCAGATGAATGGGTGTTGTTGTTGGAATGCTCTTCCCCGGTGTCGCGATGGTCAGCCGAATACCGAGCGCGTCATAGACGGCGTTGGTGATCTCGCGAAACACCGGGCCGGAGGCGATCTCGAACATCACATGCCGTCCGATCCAGACGCCGGGATCGGCGGGGGCTGCAACAACGATGGAGGTGGCCGAGGACGTGACCGCCGCCTGTAGAACCAGTTCCTGTCCCCAGGTCGGAAGCCAGAAGGCGCGCTGGCGCCCGCGCAAGGCGTGCAGCCAGCGGCGGCGTAGCCAGCGGGCCGGGCCGCGGTCAATGAGTGTGACGGTCGAGCGGCGCTGGACATGGGTTAGCACGGATTCAATCACGATGGGACCGAAGCCGTTGTCGATGTATTCCACGGATTGCGCGATGCTCTCGGCAAACGGCTGGCGCAACACGGCCGGATCGGTCAGTACGTCGAGCCCGAGGTGGGTCGGATAGCTGCTGGCGGACAGATCCGTCGCGTCCTGCAGCGTGAATGTCGCCGTGACCGTTCCCAGCCCCTGGCGGCGCCGGTCGATCCCGACAGGCCGCGTCAGGATCCCGGTGCCTACCGGGGCCACGATCGGATGCGCGAGGGTGACGCCCGCAGGGGCGGCCAGTTCCAGCCGGTCCGGCAGGACCGCGCTGACCTCGACGGGAAATGCCGCCCCGCCATCGGCAGCGATGACCGCCTGTCCCGGTGCTTCGAACGTTCCTCCGCCCGTGTCGACGACCACAGTCAGGTCGGCGGCATCGATCGGGTCCGTCGCCGGACGCGCCAGATGCCAGAGCGGCAGGGTCCACTCGTAAAGCACCCCAGCCCGGGCAAGCTCGGCGGCACGCGCGAGGCCGGTCCCATCGAGTAAATGCGTATAGGTCACGATCGATCGCGGCACCGTGCGCAGCGCGATCCGCTGTTCTGCTGCCGCGGTGATAAGGGTGTCGGTGTTCCATTCCAGCACTTCGATGACCGGCTGGCGAACTGCGAAGGGCCAGAGCCTAGGCATCGAGACCTCCCCGGTTGCGCCGGATCACGTTGACGATCAGCCGCTCACCCGCAGGCGTTGCGAGAAAGTCGCCGACAATGGAGGGATCGAGCACGTTGACGATGCGGGTTGCTGATTGGGCAGTTTGACCTTCGCCGCTCGTCTCAACGCCAAGTCGACCGCCTCGGCCCCGGCGCAGCGGCAGGATCGCCTCCGGGCCTGCCTCGCCCATCAGCCCGATGCCGCGTGCAAAGGGAAACACGGTCGGGCGTGAGACAACGCCACCGCTGGCAAACGCTGTGATCTCGCCCGCCTGCCCGAAGACACCCCCGCGTGCGAAGGTGCCGCCCATTCCAAAGAGACCACCGAGGGCGCTGGTCAGTCCGCCAAAGAGACCGCCCCCGCCGCCGGCGCCCGCGCCCGAAAAGGCACGAAACAGCGCGTCCTCGATCGGCTTGAATGCGCTATCGATCAGCCTGTTGGCCAGGTTCTGCGCAATCCCGGACACCGCACTGGCAAAACTCTGCCAGCTCAGTTCGCCCGACTTCAGCGAATCCCTGATCGGCCCGGTGATATCGTCGGCGAGCCCCCGCGCGATCTCCTGCGTGCGCTCAACAGCCGCCCGCGCGGCATCCCAGGACTGGCGCGCAACATCGGCAGCGCTTTGCAGTGCCCCTCCGGCGCGACCAGCGGCGGCGGCCGTCTTATCTAGGGTGGCGGCAGGTCCGCCAGTCTCGTCTTCGGCCAAGGCCGCATCGAAGCGATCCGCAGCAAGCGTCGCCGCGTCCAGGGACGTCTCAGCCCCGGTCCCGGCAGCACGCATCGCCGTGCGCAAAGCCTCCATGGCTTCGAGTGGCTGCAGGGCCCCATCTGCGAGCGCTGCGGCGCTCTGCCTCCAGGCCTCTGCCGAGGCGGCCGCGTCACTGGCGGCCCCTGTCAGTCCGAGATCCGGCACCGCCAGCGGGTTGTCCGCGAACACACCGGCAAAGGCATCCTTCGCGGCGGTGGCGGCCCGGGTCGCAGCACCGGCAAAGCGGTTCTCCAGCTGTCCCAGATCGAGATCGGCGATCAGGCCGATCCGGCGCTCCACGCCAAGCGCCTCGAGCCCGGCGTTCACGCCGCCGATAAAGCCATTGATCCGGGAGACGACGCCGTTCAGCATCGCCTCGACACCAAGGGTCAGGCTGTTCGCCGCCTGAAACGCGAGATCGCCAATGGCGGCAGGCAGAAGCCCCCAGACAGCCCTGATCGCCTCGAATGCCCCTTTGAGGCTGTTCACGGCTGCATTGGCAAAACCGACGACACCCTCGAGCGCGCCCTGCATCGCGGTGGCGGAGGCGGCCTGCACATCGGCAAAGGCCGCCATCGCAGAGGCTGCAAAACTGCCAGCCCCCATCCTGATCCGCTCCCAGACCTCGCTCACGAGGTTGCCCAGCAATGCCATGGCGTCGCCAAAGCCACCGGCTCCGGAGACAAGCTGGCCGAACCGGTAGATCAACTCACCCGCACCGACGATGAGCGCCCCGATCCCGGTGCGGATCAATGCGCCACGCATCACGACAAGCGCGGTTGCAAGCCCGCGTACGGACATCGCCGCAGCCGCCATTCCGGCCACCCAGCGCCCCGCCAGGAGGGCCGTGAACGTACCGGCATAAGTGGTCAGACGGCCGATATTGTCGAAGAGCCCCCGGATGGCGATCCCCAGCGGGCCGGTTCGACTGGCGACCGCCGCCATGGCATTCGCGACCGCTTCGAGCGCCGGGGCTGCGGCAACGGCGAGCTGGTTCGACAGCCCGCGCCAGATCAGGCCCAGCCGGGAGATCGCATCATTGGTGCGTTCGATCTGGTCGGCGTCCTGTTCAGAGACAACGACCCCGAAAGCAAGCACGTCCTCGGTCGCCTGGCGGAGCGTCGCGGTATCGATCCGCGACATGGCGATGGACCCTTCCTCACCGAAGAGCTGACCCGCGACGGCGGCGCGTTCTGCGACCGGTACGAACGCCTCGATGGCTGCGTTGATCGCGCCGACGCGCTGGTCCAGTGGCAGAGCAATCAGGTCGTTGGCGGAAAGGCCCAGCCTGTCGAGCGCGTCGGCAGCGGGGCCGGTCCCGGCAGCCGCCTGGCTGAGGCGGCGTGTCAGATCCTTGGTTGCTTGTTCGATCCCGGACATGGAGACGCCGGCCAGTTCGCCTGCCCGCTCCAGCGTCTGGACCGAGGCGACCGTCGTGCCAAGCGACTGCGCGAGCTTGGCCTGCGCGTCGACGGTCTGCAGCCCCGAGCGCACCATGGCCACGCCTGCGGCCGTGGCTGCGGCGACGGCGGCCGCAGCGGCCACGCGCACCCGCCGCGCGAACCCGGCGAGACGGGCATTGGCCGCCTCCATCTCGCGGCTGAGCCGTCCGAAGCCGCGGGCGCCGGCCTCACCGACACCTTCCAGCTCGGCGCGCACCTGTCGCCCACCAACCGCTGCAAGGCGGACGCTGACCCTCTTCTCAGCCATTCGAATGATCCATCTGTTCGTTGAGTTTTGCGACCATCACCGCTTCGATGACGGGCAACAGTTCGGCCATGATCAGTGGCGAGATGCCGAGGGCGTCACCGAGTGCCAGTGCAGCCGACATGTCCCAGCCGGTCACCGCACCAGGGAGCACGCGCAGCTGGCCGCCGAGGCGACCGATCAGGTCCCAGACCTGCCAGCCCTCATGCGTCAGCGGCCGGTTGGTGCGGCCCGGGCAGTCCGGGCACGGCCTTTCGCAGGCTTCGCAGTAGCGCTCGCCCCCGCCGAAGGACCAGTCGGCAAGGGCGCGGAGACGTTTTTTTCCTGTTCCAGCAGCAGCCCCTTCGAGACATAGGTCAGCTGGAAGGCCTCGAAGATTGGCCAGACGTCGAGGAGCGCGTCGATGGCATCCGGGCTCGGCTCGATGGGATTACCGTCCGCGTCGCCGATGCCATCCCAGGCGAGCATGGCCCGTCGCGCCAGTGCTTTCGCGAAGGCGACGGCGCGTTCCTCGTCACTGGCATTTTCCGGAACTGCCTCGATGGCCGGATCGCTCCGAGTCGCCACCATCAGCGCGGTGGTCAACGGGCGCAGCTGCAGCCGGACGCCGGGTGCGAGATCATGCCAGCGCGGCTGGTTCGTCAGATCGAGCGTCAGCATCAGTACACCTCTCTGTCGTTGATCAGGGTTGCGGTGCACATCCGGCCAACGGTGCTGTCGCGCGCGGCCTGCCAGTCGAAGGTGGCCTGCACGCCCTGCGGGCCGGAAATCTCGATCCGGGGGCGCGGCAGGTAGACGGCGTGCACGGTGAAGGTAAAGCTCTCGCCCGAGGGCAGGCTGTACCCGAACTCGAGCTCGCAGGCCTCGCCGTTTTTGGCCTGTGTCACCAGCGTCTGATCGGCGAAGCGCACCTCGATGGAGCCGTTGAGCGCGGCGATGGAGGGGTCTGCCCCGTCGATGCGGCCGTCCGAGCGGATGGTCTCGATCCGGTCGAGGTTGTTGGCATAGGTGATCTCGGCCGAGACCACGTTGCCAAGCGCCGAGCCGTTCCGCGTGATCGACCCGTTGAAATGGCCGAACCGCTTCAGCTCCAGCGCGGCCGGTGTCCCGGCGCTGGTCGTGGTCCCGACCGTCTCGCCCTGCGCTACCAGCCGCGCCGTCGCCGTCAGCAGGCCCGAGCGCTGCATCTGCCAGGTGATCTGGTCGAGCACGCAGCCGGAATACATCGCAAAGCGCGGCACCTCCGGCATGCCGGTCTCGATCGACATGCTGGGCAGCGTCCAGGACCCGGACTGGAACTCGTGGGTCCATGGGCCTGTGCCCGTGGTGGTCGGTGCACCGAAGGCGGCCTTCAGCCAGAAGCCGAAGGCTTCGGCGTCGAGCGGCACTACGACATCGCCGTCTGCCGTCACCGCATCCTTGATCGGCGCGAGCGGATCGCGGCCGTAACCGAGAAGCTCGGAGTTGAGAAGCGGCTGCTCTGCCCCCAGCGAGGTGCTCGCAAAGGGCATTTTGGTGAACCCGCCCGCCGGGGGCGTTCCATAGGTCGTCTCGAACGCAAGCGCCATCTGCGCCCGCGCCCCCTGGGCTCGTGCCATGTCTTTCTCCAAATTATGTGGGATATCAGGCCAAGGGGCCGGTAGTGGTATAGTACAAGACGACGGTAATCACCGCGGCCTTCAGCGCCGCCGCGCCTTCAATGGGCAGATCGACGGAAGCTGGGGCTTCTGGTTCGACCCAGTCGCAGAGGCCACCGAGAGTCCGGTCGGCTTCCAGCGCCGTGCCGATGATGGCGATCAGGCTGTCGAAGGCGCTGGCCCGACCGGTGCCAGCCTGGACGACGACCTCTAACTCGGCGCGGTGCTGATAATGATAGCGTAGCGGTGACAGCGTAACCTCCGGTTCGCCTGGTTGGCCGTCGCGCAGGATGATCAGCCCGGTTGGCGGGATCCGCTCGGGCAGAACCTCATCGCGCAGTACGAGGGCGGCAAGCGGTTGCAGCCGCGCGTGCAGTGCGGCGAGGACAGTTTCGCGGGGAGTAGGCATCAATTTTCGCTATGTTGCAGATGCAGGGAAGGTTGGCTTGGAGCCGATTCCGTTGAAAAACTCTTCCTTGATCGAGGCGCGATTGGCTGATTCAATTCTCCTAACGAGCGGGAGGATT